GTCTAGAGGCAAAAGAGTGTGGACTTTCTTAGCCCCCCACCTTCCACGGATGCGATGGATCGATCGGGATTCCTGAGAGGTCGCAGCCGCGAATGATGCCGCTGCGTTCTTTTGCTTGCTTGATGCTGTCGTGGCAGTTCTTGCAAAGCGACTGCCAGTTATGGCGATCCCAGAATAGCTTGAGGTCGCCCTTGTGCGGCCTGACGTGATCGACGACGGTCGCGGCGACAAGTTGCCCACGGGCAAGGTGATCGACGCAGAGCGGATGTTCCCGAAGCCAGGCTTCCCTGGCCTTCTGCCACCGCGATCCGTAACCGCGCTGCGCGGAGGATTGACGATCCATGATTTCATACTATCACCCATGTCAACCCCCATTTCCGCGCTGCTCATTTCCGCAACCTCGCCGCAAGCTGCCCTTCGATCCAGCGCTCTGCTTCCATCAGCGCGCTGATTCCGTCGCGGATGACATCGACCATGCTCGAGATGTCCTTTTCTCCGGTTCCGTTGCAGATTCCGCATGTCGTTTGCTCGAAGTTCGTTACTCCGCGCCCCATGCAGGACGGGCAGCGCATGTTATTCCAGGCATCGATGGCTGCAAGGGCATTGGCGTAGGATGCCTTGCCGTCGTGCCCGCGCTTGGTCATGGCGGTTGCCAGGTGCATGGTTAGCCCCATGATCGCGCCCATGTTCGGGCCGTCGGACAAGTAGCGCACAACAGCGAAGCCGAGCGGGTTCTTGGCGCCTGACAGCCCGAGCGCCGTTGCGCAGTCGTGCGTCCAGTGCTCCCACGTCAAGTCTCCGGAAGAGGTCGCCGTGACGGCGCTTTCGACGCGAACCATGTTTTCATGCATTGGCGGTTCCTTTCGGTTTCTCAAGTTTTACCGGATTGCAACCGATGACATGCCCACCCTCAGCCGCATAGGTCACGCGTACCTGGTCACGCCCGAATGCGTCAGCAAACTCATCCACCACGGATGCGATTGTCGGCAGGTTTTCCCTCAGCCAAACCCGGCGCTCGGCATCCGGAAGCGGGGAATGGACTTTCCCCACCCCACCCACACCCCCCTTTAGGGGGGGGTGGTGGGTGGTGGGGAATTCCCCGCTATTCCGAGCCTTTGCCTGGCCAGAAAAAACGCCGGCACCGCCGGTTTCGGCGCGCGTCCGCGACGATTCCTGCGTGTTCCGCCTGTGCGTTCCGTTTTGTTCCGCTGTTTCCATAGTCAACTCAATGACTTCCGCGAATCCTGTTCCGTGTTGTTCCGCCGTGTTCCAGTGCTTCATCGTTTCGCGCCGCCCCTTCGCTTTTGTTGCTTTTCATGGGGATTAACTCGCCTGTCCTATCAGGTGTCACGGGCTCCTCTGGGTCCGGTTTGCTGACTCGGTTCTCTTTCCGGGCTTGCGCCCTACCTCTCACGGCAACGGAGAGATCAACGGATGTCCTTTGCTTCCTCCTTTCCCTTGGCCGTCAGAATCCAGCCGTCACGGTCCGTGTGCTCGGCCAGCCGGTACTTCTTCAACCGCTCCAGAATCCGCGTGATTCCGCTCAGGTGGGCTTCCCCTGCCTTCTTGCCGGAACGGATCGTCAACCCGGCATCGCCGCACCATTCCCGGAACGTCCCGTTCGGGTTGTTGTACAACGCCCACAGCACACGTGAATCAAGCTCGCGGTGCTTCGTCCGGATGTAGCGGACGCGCTCCTCGTCGACGTACTGCGCGACGATCGTCTGGCATTCAACGCCCTGGTGAATCACGTTCACCGGGCGGTACTCGAATGAGATTGGCGCGAAATCAGGCCCGCGCTTCTTGCGCATCCAGTGCAGTTCCGCCAACGCGCCGTCGGACCAAACCATCAGGTTCGTGTCGATTTCGTTCAGGAAGGCGCTGCCGCCGCGCGGCACGCAACTGTCGCGCGTCATGTCCTTCGAAGCGCCCGATGCAGGGTGGCAATTCACCAGCACCGCCGGCTTACCTGGCAGCAGCGACAGCTCGCGCAGCGCTGCGGCGTGCACGTATGCCTGGTTGTTGTCGTTCTCGTTGTCGCCGGAGAAGAACGCCACCGACGTATCGACCAACACCAGCGACAGCGCGCCCATCGCCCCGGCGTCCTTCTTGATCTGGTCGAGCAGCAGCAACAGCGATCCCGCCTTCGGCAGCACGAACACGCGCCCGCGCAGGTCGGCCAGCGACACCCCGAGTGAATCCATCGTCGCACGCATGCGCAACCGGAAACCGTCCTGGTTCTCGCCACACAGGATCAGCACGTTGCCGCGGGATGCGGGCATGCCGGCGAACGGCAGCCCGGCCGCAACGCACAGCGCCATCACCAGGCTGACCGCCGTCTTCCCGTGGTTCGTCGGCGCGGTTAGCGCATAGACATAATTCGTCTGCAAAAGCCCGTCAATCACCCATGCGGGCGGATCGGTGTCCGCAAGGAAACTTTCAGCAGTTATGCATACCGGACCGGCCGGCACTGCAGCGAGCGCCGCGCGCATCGGCAGCACCTTCGCCCCGGCGGTCGGCGCCGCCTGCATCGCGTCCAGTTTCGCCTTGGCGATCGCGTCGTCGATCGGATCGCTCATCATTCCGCCAGAGCCTCGCTCAGTTCGCGCCGCATCGCCTCGCGAATGCCGTCAAAAATCCGGGAGCGGTAGAAGCCCTGTCCGGTCATCGTCGCCGCGGTGCGGTAGTCGCGCAGGGCAGCCCCCAGCTTGTTCGCCGGCAGCGGACCCTCGTCCGCGTACCAACAACGGCCCGCGCGATCCAGGCGCCGGAACCCATCGGAAAACTCGCCCCATACCGAGGCCGCGCCGTGGTCGGCGATGGCAGCGCAGGCGGCATAGAAGGTCGCGTCGTCCGCGCTCCCGCAGACCACGCAGTCCAGCGCCAGGCAGCACGCCCAGGATGCGGCCTCGACTGGCAGGTCGGCAGGAAGCACGACGCGCGCCACCTCCGGGCGGCCATCGAACCAGCGCCCGGCTTCCCAATCGTGCAACGCCACCACCAGCAGCCCGACCCGCTCGCCGGCGGCAATGCGCGCCGCCAGTGCCTTGCCGTGCGCCAGGGGCCGCAGCGCCATCAAGTCGACTCCTCGATGATCATCGCGGACGTGGCGCCATGCCCGAAGACCCCGACAAAGCGCTCAGGCATCCGCTCGGCAACCGCAATCCCGCGCTCGCTGGCAGCGTCGCACCAGGCCAGCCGGCGCCGATGGTCGAAGAACACCGCCTGCGGCCCGCGTAAAGCGATGGCGTTGAGGATGCACTGCACCTCGGTCATTTATCGTGGTCCCTCACAGGGGGCATTGTTCCCTTCCCTTTGGCAGGCCGCCTCGTCTAGCCTGTGGGCGTGACCGAAGCAATGGAGGGAAACCACCGTGCGGACGTATTCCGACAGCGAGCGATCCTCGGCATTCGCCAGCCTGGACAACGCCAGCAGCAGCGACGGCGAGACGCGCAGCTTGATCTCTTCGGTGCATTTTTCGTGCATGGCCGATCCTCAAAAAAAACCGGCACCGCCAATGCTGGCGGGCCGGGCAAATCCGGCGGACGGAAGGAGGAGGTGGAGACGCCCGCCGGCTGGAGGAGACATGTCAGGCCGCTTCTTGCTGCCGGTGGTTCGCCACGTGCGCTGGCAGCGCGTCGGTCGGGTTGGGGTAGAGGTCGGGGCGCAGGTCGTGCGGCGTCATGCGGTAGTTGAGCACCTCGGCGATCGGGATGACCATTTCAGGCGGCGGCACCTCGAACTTCGCGGAGTTGATCCATCCCCAGATCAGCGGCTGGCTGACCTTTGACCCCGGAACGATGGCCGCGATCGCCCTGGCGAGGGGCGCTTGACCACCTGCTAGATCGACGGCTTTGAGAAGTGATTGTTTAGACATGACGGCCAATATAAGCCCACTGTTTCGCGATGTCAATAAGTTTGCTGTTTTGACCTGCGGGAAAATTGGCAATAAGGTGACTGATATGAGGTACGGCGAACGCTTGCGAACCGCGCGAAAGGCGCGCGAACTGACTCAGCCAGCGCTTGCTGAACTGGCCTTTATTTTGCCACAAAATATAGATTACTCTATTGACACAAGGAATAAATGTATTTATATTGTCTCCAACGAAGCAAACTGAACCCAAGGGCCACAAGCCCGAACGCCTGAGTTCGCCGGACCGCGTAACCGGCAGGGACACCGCACCGGCGGATTCCGGGGAAGGCAAGGAGGGAATCATGAAAACCGCCCTGAAAAACACGTTGACAGCAGCGCGCCGGCACTGGCTGCGCTTCCAGATGTCCAGCCTTGAAATCCAGATCGACGGCATGGCCGAAGCGATCGAGGCCGTCGATGACCCGCTGCTCCGGCTGCGCATCGGCACGGCCCGCGCTGTCGCCCGCCGCGAACTCGCCCGGCTGCGCGCCGAATACAACAGCACGCTCCCGGCCGGGAAGCGGGTGGTGTGGGGGTGGGCATGACACGCGACAGCCTCAACGTCATCGTCTTCGGCGCCGTGTGCGTCGCTGCTACCGCCATCTGGCTGCGCGTGGCGGTCCAGGTTGTCCAGATCGTGATCGGCCAGTGATGGACATCCTGCTTTCAGCGATCGCGATCGCCATCGTCTTCACGATTCTCGGGGAGGTCTTCGATGGCCGACATTGAAACCAGACGTTTCTGCCACGCCTGCGGGCAGTTCCATGTCTTCCGTGACGACCTGTGCTGGGGATGCCTTGAAGCCGTGCGCCGCCTCGCCGCTGAATACGAAAGCATCGGGCAGGACACGCCCGAGCCAGCCACAAACGCCATTTCAGGAGAAACCCGGTGAGCGCAATCATGATCGACCTCGAGACGATGGACAACCGGCCGACCGCGGCCATCGCAAGTATTGGCGCCGTCTGGTTCGAGCCGAGCGGCTCGTGGATCGGACGCACATTCAACATGCACGTCGACCTCGTCGACTGCCAGCGGCACGGACTGACCATCGGTGCGGATACCGTGCTCTGGTGGCTTTACCAGTCCGAAGAAGCGATCGCCAGCCTGCGCAATGGCCAGGACTGCGCCGCTCCGCTGGTCACCGCGCTCGAGGCGCTCGACGCATTCGTTGACTTCGATGATCCGGAAACCGGCGAAGTCTGGTGCAACGGCGCCAGCTTCGATTTCCCGATCTTGGCCAACGCTTTCCGCGCAGCCGGAGGAAAGGCGCCGTGGCGGTTCTGGCAGGAGCGCGACCTGCGCACGCTCAAGGGCCTCAGCCCGGACCTGCGCATCGAGCGCAGCGGCACCCACCACAACGCGCTCGACGACGCGCTCCACCAGGCACGCCTGGTGCAGCACATCCTTACCAGCCGCAATGAGGCCGTCGCATGACAGACCACACCCACATCGCCGAAGACATCCTGTGCCTTGCTCACACCAACAGCATGCGCGAATGGTGCGACCGCCGGGAAACATGCCGGCGCCACCTGGCACTTCGCAGCCCGTCATTGCCCAAGGAAGGGTTCGGCGTCCTCTACCGCGTCTGCCAGCCGAATGCGCATGATCAGTTCATCGAGGCGAAAGCATGACCACCACCGTTTCGCCGGCCCCGGCTGCCTCAACCGAAAGGAGCAGGCAGGCTGCCGGGAAAACAGTTCAAGGGGCCGGCACCCGCACCGTGACGACGCTGCAGAACGGCGTAACCGTGACCAGGCACAATGCGTCATGACCAGCCTCGTGACATTCCTGCTACTCCAGCGCCCAATGCGCACCGCGCTGCCGCCAGATGCAATAGTGCATCGCATCGCCACGCCGGAAGATGACCTGGAGGAAATGTACGACTCAGAACTCATCCGCCGCGTCGTGGCGACCCGCCTGGCCAACGTCGAGACAGTATTCAGCGCGATCAGCAACGGCATCGACACGATCACCGAGATTCAGCGCGTGACCAGGCTTGGAAAGAAGGTCGTTCAGCGCGCCGCTACCATGCTGGAGAAAAACGGACGCATCGTGCGCACCATTCCGAAAGCAAAAAACGAGAGCCACAGGCTAAAACCGATTCACAACCACAAGGGAAACCCATGAACAAAACCATCATCGCCGCAGCAATCCTGTTTGCATCATGCTCCGCCATCGCCGGTGAAGGCCACAAGGACCGCAGCCACAAGCCGCGCAGCGAAAAGCAGGCGACAACCACACAGCTAACGTCTGTCAATCAGACCGCGCAAGCCGGCGCGTCTTCCAGGGCCGGCGCGATCGCCGGAGCGAGCGCGGCGGGCGGAAGTGGTGGGCACAGCACGGCCAACGCAACAGGCGGCGCGGGCGGCAACTCCAGCGCATCCGGCGGCAATGCCACGGCGACCGGAGGCCAGGTCGTCGTCAATGGCGGCGGCGCCGGATCGGGCCTGACCGGGCGCATGGTCCCAGATGTCTCGACGACTGCGCCAGCCACGTCGACATCATGCCGAAACGGAATCAGCGCCGGCGGCAGTGGCAACGGCTGGGGCGGACTGATCGGGTTTTTCAGCGAAGACGATATGTGCGAGTGGCGCCTTCTCGAGGCCAACTACCGGGCAACAGGCGACCACGACAAGGCCAACGACATCCGCGCCGGCATGACAGCGCAGCGCTGCGCAAAACTGTCTCCGGAAGACCGCGAGAACTTCGGCGCGCTGTGCCCGAAGGCGCCAACGAAAGAGACTGCAAGCCCGGCGTTTTCGTCTGCTGGATAATGCAATCATCTTCGATGGCGCCGCGCCGATGGTGGCTGAGGGGCCGAACGCAGAGCTAAACGGCACGCCGTAGGCGTGTCCGTTTGAGCGAACTGTTCTACGGCACGAAAGGACGTATGAGCGAGAAGGTGACGATTGGAAGCGCCGAACTGTGGTGCGCAGACTGCCGGGACGTGCTGCCCGAGCTGCGCGCCCATGCGTGCGTGACCGACCCTCCGTATGGGGTGGAGCTTGGCAGCACGAAAGGCAGCGGCGGCGCGCACGGCCTGGCGTTGGAAGCCTACGCCAGCTACGCCGACACCTACGAGAACTACGTTCAGCAGATCGTGCCAGCGCTGACGCTGGCAATGCAGCAGAGCGAGCGCGCTGCCGTGTTCATTGGCCCCCACATTCACGAACTGCCAAAGTTCGATGCGCTAGGCGGCGTGTACTGCTCTGCTGCCACTGCGCGGCACCAGTGGGGATTTAAGAACTTCCTGCCGGTGCTGCTGTACGGCACATACCCGGATTTGCAGAACGGCGCGAAGCTGCCGACCGTGCTGGCGAGCAACGAGACAGCCGAGAAGAACGGCCACCCGGTGCCGAAGCCGGTGGGCTGGATGCGCTGGCTTGTGGCGCTGACGACGCGCCCAGGAGAGACGGTGCTAGACCCGTTCATGGGCAGCGGAACGACTGGCGTTGCTGCCGTGGAGCAGGGGCGTAGGTTCATTGGAATCGAGCGCGAACGCAGGTACTTTGACATTTCCTGCGAACGCATTTCCAGAGCGCAGGCCCAGGGCTCGCTGTTGGATGAGAGGGAGACCTTTCCCCAACAGCAGGCGCTGGAACTGCCGTATAACGACTGACATGATGGGCCGGCCGCGGCTTTATGCGGACGGTCCCTCTCGATGGATGGGTTCGGCGGCATGCCGGCCCGCAACTAAGGAGACCGAAATGGGATACGAATTCTGCGACTGGAACACCAGCGAGGGACGCGCCAAGGTGGCGGCCTACGAGGCGGAGAAAGCCGAGAAGGTGAAGAGCGGGCAGCAGCTTTACGCCAAGATCAAGCGGACAAGCGAGTACTACGGACAGGGCGAGCGCGGGGCGCTGTTCCCGGTCTACGTCGAGGCCATCGATTGCGCAGAGGGCTACGCCGTTCAAGGTGGCCCCGGTGGGCAATACCGGCTCAAAGATGTGAATCTGTTCATCGTCGAAGACGGCCGCGAGATGCGGATTTCATGACGCCGAACGATGCAAGTAACC